TCAAATCTGTTACAGCCGCGCCCGATCCTGCACCGTCACAGAAGATTATCTTGCTGTCTCCAGCCAATACGCTCACATTAGCACCAGACCCCTGCGTAAATGTAGCTGTTTGATTTGTTCCATTTTTCACAAAGTAAACATGATCGCCATCATTTGGTGATACTGTAATTGTATTTGTACCAGAAGGTGATCCACCCAGAACAAGAACCTTAAACATACCGTCTGACAAACTGCCATCTGTTGTTGTTAGGGTGTGTGCAGTGTTGGAAAGTGTAATAGCTCCAACACCATTTGTGAGCCGATCAATAATATCTAGGTTTGTGTTTGTAGTATTACCCCAAGATCCAGACTGTTCGCCTGTTGCAATCTTTTCAATACCAGTTCCAGTATATGTGCTGGCCATTAATCAATCCTTACAATTGCTGTATCTTTGGTTGCTGCTGGAAAAACAATTTTAAAAGTACCGCCAGAGACTGTAAAGTCACCACCAAAATCTAAAACAACTATTGCTCCTCTAGAATTTGAGGACGCATCTCCAAGTGTTTTGTTGTAGATTAAAGCTCCACGCGCTGTAAAACTTGCTGATGTCCATTCTGGATCAGCAGAATCAAAAACACCACTTGTGCTATTTTCTGCTACTGTTTTACTTGCCAAGGCGTTTCCACCAGTGGTGTATCCGTTACCATTGGCAACTTCATTAGAAGCTGTGTAACCGTCTGTTGTTGCATTTAAAGTTGCTGAACTTGTGTATAGCGCAATGTAAATATTATCAGTGTCAAGATGATGATCACCAAGCAACACATCTTTTTTAAATAGCGTACACATCGCTTGAGTAAGTGCCATTATATGCCTCCGTTATATTCTGCTGCGTAATCTCGTTGCATCTCTTGTACAAACAATTGAACCGCTTCGTCAAATTGTGTCTTGTAAAGCGCCAAAGTTTCTCCAGCTTTAAGAAAAGCTGACGCCTCATACAGACATGCAGATAATAACACATTTTCTGCATGATCGCCAACCCAACTATTTGCATTTCCTGAACTAAGACCAGTTTCAGGTGCTATAAAGTCAACTGAGTAAGCATCAGTTGCGCTTGGAGTTGGAGCCAANNTNATTATAGTNCCAGCAGTTCCTGCGNTTNTNGTANTATACATNATTGGAGATCCTTGTGTNCTAGNATTTGGCCAATAATCACGTAAATAAGAATCTATTCTATGATTTAAGTATCTTACAACATTTGAGCTGGTAACAGAAACTTGTCTGATCATTCTTGCAGATGGAACTGTATATTCTGTTGTCCCAACCACAAGATTAGCCGCAGAAGATGTTTTTCTAAAACAAGGTAAATTTGGCAATCTTTGAAAAACCATTTCTTCTGCTTGAGATATAATTTCATCTATGGATGTTGATAGCTCTGCGCTATCGTCTTCCAAAAAGTTTTTAATATTTGCGACTAGAGTTGTATAATTCATCTAGTTACCCCATGTTCCTGATCCCCAAGTGCTTTGGCCCCATCCGCTAATTCCAATGCTTTCAGTTCCAACGCCACCTGTACCGCCTACGCCTACTTCATTTATAGCCAAGCTTACGCCTTCTACACCAACAGCGCCAGCTCCACCTGAACCGCCTACGCCAAATGGGAATGCCGCTGGTATTTCCACTCCAACGCCACCTGTAGCCCCCAGACCTGTTACATTTCTAGTCTGATCGATAACCACGTTTTCAGTTCCAACACCACCTGTACCGCCTACGCCTGTTTGTGTTGTGTAAGTAATTTCTAGATTTACAAGACCTACATTACCATATGAGTTTACACCCACTGAGGGACGATCTCTAGGATCTAGAAAAGGATCGTAATTATATCCAACAAAGAAAGTTACATTCTCTGGGTCATTATCTGGTCTTGGATTAAATAATGCTGTAGCGTCTACAACATTTTTTGCAGGCGTTAGTTGAGGTTGTTTAGGATCAAAATCTTCTGGAGAAACACGTAATCCATCCCAAGTAGTTCTAAGTTGAGTATATCTTACCCTTAGACCACTTATGTCACTTATTGCATTTGATTTTTTTCCTTTAGCGTATTTTGCCATTAATATAAATTCAGCGCAGTTGGCTGAATCCTCAAACTTACACCATCATTGTCAGAAGCTGCTGCAAAATCAAATGCTCTTTCATACATTTCATTTAAAATATTAAATTTTTCATTTGCATATTTAATAGCTAATTTACTTGCCAATCCAGCGCATATACATTCACTCCATCTATATGGAATATCTGCATCTTGATCAGATGCTGTAATGTCATCAAGTTGATTAATTGCCCAATAAACCATACTATATGTTGTTTTGTTTGGAACTTGCCAAAAATATGCAACTGGAGTTGCTTGTTTATCCAACATATATTGACTTGGTTTGCCAGCAGAAGATTTATTAGGAAGTTGATTATAATCAGCAATAGAAACTCTATTGATAACTTGATCAGATGTATTGACTGTACTATCGCGTATTACTGCATCAATAATATCTATTGTTCCTGCTGGAAGAGGGTGAGCTGTTTGACCATTAACCAAGATCAATGTGTTTTGAGTAACAGCCCAATAATTAATTCCTCTGTTTGCCCATTCGGAAAACAATAGATTTAAACTGCGTCTAGCTGAGACAGCTCTATCGCCTGTTTGAGTTTGCGGATCTATTCCACAGCGTTCAAATGCCTCAGATATTATTTCTTCGACATTTGGTTGAAATGCTACGGTTCCCGAAGTCGCCATGCGGAACTCCTAGTATTGTTTGTTCATTCTTAGAATGATGTTGTATGTATCTCCAGCCGCTCCAACACCAGTTGTTGTAAATTTTATATCACCAGTTGGATTGGCTCCATAAGAAAGAGTTGAAGGCAAGCCTGCAAACTTACTGAAATCTTGATATCCTATATCATCCGCTGCAAGATGCATCATAATAACATTTGTATCTGCCGCTGCCATAACCTCAACAGTGCATCCTTGTATTATCCACCAGCATTCTACTAAACGAACAGCAGTACAAGAATCTCCGTTTGAATTTTTAGCTAAAGCAGAAACATCAACTTTTGAAACAGCACTTTCGTCACCAGCATCTACATATTGCAGATGAAAAGCCATTACAACTTCACGGGAATTTTCTGATAATGTTTTTATACTTACGATATTAGCCATATTAAGCTCCTGTATAATTTAGGTGGAGCCTAAACCCCACCAAGATTTAATTAAGAAGCGACATCATAGCCAAGGATTGTAATAACCAAGCGGCCTGCGGTATAATCGGCATCTGTTGTAGCGCCTGCTGTTAGGTACAAATATTGATCTGCTGCGATAGTACCGCCAGCAGTTCTCGTACCTACCGCTGCGTCACCGCCATTGATAATGAGTGTCTCAGTAAGATCAGATATTGCAGTGTCTTCAACACCAGTGCCTTCAGTTGCTGAGTGCAAGTTAATATCAGGATCTCCACCAGCAGGAGTTTCAAAGCACTCCATAGTTACGCCAAAAACTGTACCTTGGTTGGCAGTGGTAACACGCCCAATATAAGCAACGCCAGAACCATTTTTACCAATAATATCTCCAGCCGCTGTTGAGCGCAGACCTGTAAGATCAATCATAATTGTAGTTTTTACGATGTTAACATTGGTGGATGTATCGCTTTTAAATCGCTCTACTTGAGTAACATAAACAGCCGCTGTGCCTTCTATGCCTGCACCGCCAGCCGCTTCAGTTCCCATTTTTGCACCACTGGTAATTGTTATAGCGCCAGTTGTAGCATTTTTAGATATAGTTTCAAAACCGTTTTCAGACCGAACTGGTCCTGTAAATGTTGTATTAGCCATTATGATCTCCTGTCGTGGCTAGTGTCAGCTACCCAATGTAGCTGTCAGGGATATTGGCACAGTACAACAAGTAGTTTTAAAAAGAAAGAGGCGATCATTGCAAACGCTCCACATGATCAATTTCCCATTGGTCATTTTCNGTTTCTTCAATAACTCCTTCTTCTTCATCAAAATCTAAATCTTCATGCACGTCAGGNANAAACTCNGCNANAACCTCTGGGTCATCCCAAGTCATTCCATGCTCACTAGGCGTTCCATAGTTGTCGCGGAGCCACTCTTTTANATCATTGACGCGCACATCAACCTCAATGGTCTTTGTGCGCTGGATATTTATTGTTGCAGTTACATTTACTTTAACCATTGTTGTCTCCTTCAATAGCTTTAACTGCTTCTTTTGCACGAGCCCAAAAATCTTTTCGCGTCAAAAGACCCAACCTTTTTTCTTCGTTAAGCTGGTACATGGCTTGAAGTTTTAGACGTTCTTTTTGCTTTTCAGTTATCATTATCTGTTTCCTTTATTTGAGTAATGGGGGCGCTTGGCCCCCTGTTAGATTAAAAATAAGCTGCTACTGCGCCCGGAACATCTTGCTCATGCACACGACCTGATGACAGGGCTTGTGCAATTGGCGCTATTTCTTCCGCTTCAAATTTGCGATAAGCCTCAGACCCATAACGTGGGTCTTCTGAAATCCAATGCTCTGGAAGTAAGGCTTCACAACCTTCTCTGCGAATTTTATCATTTACACGCGCAACAAAGCGCCAAGCACGATCCTCATCATTTTTTGCAGTAAAAGTATTTAAAATCCAACGATGACCGCTGCGCGCTTCAGCATAAACGTGCCACACACGAACCTGATTGGGCTGACCATCTTCGTCGCAACCATCAACTTCATAAATCCAATCGCGTGTGAAAACTTCTAATTCTATTGCTAGAGTGATTTTCATTTTGTCTCTCCTGAGTTAGTGGGCTTCATTGCCCGTTGTATATATTATATATAGGGCCATTGGGCCTAATTACAATAGGGGCAAGTAAAATAATTTATTTATTTTTTGGGCCTAGCTCTTGGCCTCATAACTGTGCCTGATATTTCTGTCGTCCTATAGCAAATGACAGCGACATCATCGTACCATTTATCCAGCGGTGCTTTCATCACATCAAT